TAGAACTTCTGTGCGTGAGGAACAATCACGTCCCGATACCGCATGGAAACCACCATCATTGTTGGATGCTCCAGAACCTCGTCCAGGATACACCCAACGATGGATTGCTACCTCGATTCAGGGTAAAGAAACCCCAGACAACGTGTACAAACGTATGCGTGAAGGATGGGAACCACGCAAAGCCGATACTGTGAAAGAGAAGTTGTTTCCGACTATCAATCATGGTCAATGGGCAGGATCAATTGGAATTGAAGGAATGTTGCTGTGTGAAATGCCTGTTGAAAAACATAGGCAGATGAAAGACTATTATCACAATAGAAGTTTAGAAGCAAACGAATCAATTGCAGGGGATTTAGATGCGTTAGGGCGAAAAACTGGACAATCGATTTATCAAACTCGTGAGTCCTCTTCGAGCCGTGGCAGAGATCTCTCTGTTATGGATGATTAAAACTTTATGCTGATAAGGAGCGAATAAAATGGCAAATGTAAATGCTGCTTTTGGGTTAGTCCCAGTTCGTCATATGAGTGGTAATGTTCCTCGAGCAAATAAATACACTATTGCATCAGGATTAGCGGAGAATATCTTTACAGGTGATCTTTGCATAATTGATGCCAATGGTCAAGTTACACCTCACACCGCTACAGAGGTTAATAACATTGGTGTATTTGCTGGTTGTTCATATACTGCATCAGATGGCTCATATGTTTATAGTCAATACTGGCCAACAGGCACTACTGCTACAAACATAATTGCATACATATACGATGATCCGTATACTGTATACAAAATCCAGTCTGCAGGAACACCTGCCCAGACAAACATTGGTAATTGCGCTGATGTTGTTGCTGGTTCAGGTTCAACTACTACTGGACAATCTGGTTTTTCATTAAATGGTACAATGTCTAATGGTACTGCTACATGCAAGATCATTGGTCTTTGGGAATCACCAGATAATTCAATGGCACAATATGCTGTCTTGGAAGTGCTTGTAAATGAGCATCTTCTAAAAGATAGCGCAGGTATATAGGAGGGTATGAATAATGGCTATGAATAGAGCACAATTTGCGAAAATGCTGGAGCCAGGACTGAATACTCTTTTCGGTCTTGAATATGATCAGTATCCACCAGAATATTCAGCAGTATTCTCTTCAAATTCTTCTAGTAAGGCTTTTGAAGAAGATGTATTGTTGCAAGGTTTTGGTTCTGCACCAACAAAAGATGAAGGTGCTGCAGTTAGCTATGACACAGGTGGTCAACAGTGGACTGCAAGGTATCAACATGAAACAGTTGCTTTGGCATTCTCAATTACTGAGGAAGCTGAAGAAGATGGTCAATATGGCTCAATTGCTTCTCGTTATACTAAAGCACTTGCAAGGTCTATGGCTTCTACGAAAGAAATCAAGGCAGCAAACATCTTAAATAACTCTCAAGATGCTTCCTATACAGGTGGTGATGGTGTTGTACTTTTAAGTGCATCTCACTCAACTACTAATGGGAATCAGTCTAATGTGTTAGCGACTGCTGCAGATTTATCTGAAACTTCATTAGAGTCTATTCTTATAAACATCGCTGATATGAAAGATGATCGTGGATTAAGAATTGCTGCACAAGGTACAACTTTGGTTATTCCAACAGCTTATACCTTTACAGCTGAAAGACTACTAGAATCTCAGTTAAGAACTTCAACAGCTGACAATGACATAAATGCAATCAAATCAGGTGGTTATCTGCCTAAAGGTTATCATGTCATGAGAAGGCTTACAGATTCAGATGCATTTTATGTATTAACTGATGTTCCTGATGGACTAAAGATGTTCCAAAGAAGTCCTATGAAAAAGGGCATGGAAGGTGACTTCGAAACTGGAAATGTACGTTATAAAGTTCGCGAAAGATATTCTTTTGGTTGGACTGATTGGCGAGGAGTTTTCGGTACTGAAGGTGCTGCATAATTAAAAATAAGGGAGGGTGAAAATCCTCCCTTTTAAATATCCACTTGACAGCGAGAGCTGACAAAAGCCAAGACAAGGAGATAAACATGGCTAATACTACATTCAAAGGTTCAGTTAGATCTCAAAACGGATTTAAAACTGTAACAAAAAATACAACGACTGGTGCTTTTACAGAACAGTCAAATATGAACTCTTCAGGAAATTTATATTTAAAAGGTGGTGCGCATTTGCAATATCCTGCAGCAACAGGATATGGTCCAGCAGATTTAATAGTTGGAAAAGGCGGTAGTCAATATGGTACTGCTAACCCTTATGCTGAAAGTTCTACGCAATTGTTTCCATTAGGCTCTGAGCTTCATTATGGCAATAATATTTATCGTTATGGGCAAATGGGTTCTGGTGCTGTGACTGCTGGTAAACTCGTTCAGCATGCTGCAATAGATTCTAACCATGCAAACATGACTGCAACTGCTGCAGTTGATGCAGGAGAAACTGCTATATCTGTTGAAACAGGTGGTAATGACATGACCCTTAATGAATACGCAGATGGCTATCTTTGGGTTAATGATGTTAATGGAGAAGGTCAAACACTAAGAGTTAAATCTAACCCTGCACATGACCATTCAGCAGATCCAAGTGTTGTTATAACATGCTATGATGCTCTTAAGACAGCTTTAACAACAAGCTCACAACTTTCAATTATTCACAATCCACATACAGGTCTGATTGTTGCTCCCGCAACTGAAACAGGCGCAGTCATGGGTGCTACTGTTGTTGATATGACAGCGAATTATTATGGTTGGTTTACAGTTTCTGGTCCACAGGCTCTTTTAACTGTAGGAACTGTTGTTGTTGGTAATATTGCTGTTCGCTCAGGTGGTACTGCTGGAGGTGTTGCTCCCGCAACTGACAATGTACTTACTGAAATCGGAGAAGTTATGGCTGTAAGTGCAAGCACAGAGTATTCTCTTGTTTGGATGAATATACAATAATAATCTTGGGGGGAGTAAAATCCCCCCACCAACTTAGGAGAAATTAATGGCAGATCTTACAAAGTCAACGAAAATTTCAGAAAGTTCTCGTGAAGTTGTATATGCTTTTCAATATCAATATGTTGACACAGGAAATGAGAGTGCAGTTCTTAAAATAGATGTATCAGGATTAACAGCTGATGCTGATGGAAATGCTTGTACAGGAATAAGAATAGTAGAATGTTGGTGGGTTATCAATGCAATGACTGTTGAAGTTTTAGCAGATGCAGATACTGATATTATTATTCTTCATTTAGATGAAGGACAGTCTGGCTATCAAGACTTTTCAAGATTTGGTGGATTGCCAACAAGCTCTTCATATGGCACTAATGGGACTGGTGATATTAGATTTACAACTACTGGTGCTGGTGCTACAGGCGATGCATACCAAATTGTTATTAGAGGGATTAAGCAGTATTAATGGCAACTTCTGGATCAGTAACATTTAGACCTAATGTTGAGGAGATAATTTCAGAATCTTTTGAAAGGTGTGGAATCGATCCTCAAACAAGAACAGGAAACCATGCAGTTTCTGCCAGAAGAAGTTTAAATTTATTATTTTCAGAATGGTCAAATAGAGGGATAAATTATTGGGCAGTGACTCAAAACACTTTAAGTCTTTCTGATGGAACTGCTTCATATGCATTACCTGCAGGAACAATTGATATAATGGATGCAGTAATAAGAGAAAGCTCAACTGATCAGACTATAAATAGAATTACAATTGCTGAATATAATCAAATCCCTAATAAAACAACTGAAGGGAAACCAAGTCAATATATGATTGATAAGCAATACACTCCAACTGTTTATCTTTGGCAAGTTCCTAGTTCAAGTTCTTATAGTATGGTTTATTGGGCAGTTAATCAACTTGATGATGTTACTTTATCAAATCAAGATACTGATGTTCCTTATAGATGGAGCGATTGTATATGTGCAGGTCTTTCTGCAAAACTTGCTCTTAAATTTGCACCAGAGAAATTTCAAATGTTAAATGAAATGTATGAAAGAGCTTTTAATTTTGCAGCATCTTCTGATAATGATGGAGTTAGTTTGAGGGTTCAACCGACAGCATTGAATTTGGTATAATATGGCAAAATATGCAAAAGGTAAAAAATCATTCGGGATAAGTGATATTGGTGGTCACAAAGTTCCTTATACTCAATTAAGAACGACTTGGGACAATTTACGAGTTGACTCTGAAGAGTGGGAGCCAAAACATCCACAGCTTACTCCTGCGAAAAATATATTTGATGCAGAAGCTCTTTTCAAACCAAGACCAGATAATGATCCTGAAGATGTAACAATAAAATTATATGCTTTTGATCCATTTGTTAAAATACAAGATCGACGATCAATTGGTTTGTCTGGTTATGCAAGATCAGGATTTATATTAGGAGTCTCTACTGATGCTAATGCTACTGGCTCTGGAGGAAC